AAGGGCTTTGCGACACTACAGCCGCACTCGTGAATGCGATGGCACTCCCGGTGCTGGAATCTTGCAGCGTCCCCCGGCTCAAGCTGGTGCCGCTGTGCGTGTAGACGCAGCCGTCGCGCACCTCCCAGGCCGTGCCCTCGGTGATCGTCACGCCATCGAAGGTGAGGCCGTCGTCACCGGCGCCGAACGTGCGGTAGCCGCTGCTGGCCGTGGAGATCGTGAGTGCGCCCAGGCCCGACGACGCAACCGCGCTGATCGTGGTCTTGAGAAAGTTCTTGTGTGTCGCGGTCATTTGGATCTCTCCTTTACGATCAACTCGGCCCGGTCAACTTCGGCCTTGTAGTGGGCATGACAGTGCCCCTCAGGGTGCTTTTGCCAAGAGAAAAGTAGGTCGATCACTGGTTTAGAGATCCGCCCAAACACCAGACCTAGAACCCAGGCGCGCCAACTGCGGCTAGATAATGTTTCATGATGCCAGCCGCGCAGGGTAGTATTAAGTAAGCAGTCAAGAGCCAGTAGTACTTCCCTACTCCAAACATACTTATCGTTAACTAACTCACGAGGTGAGAGGTTTACCATTAAGCACCTCCTTGGGTACGATCCCATTGTGTAATAGTAACTACTTGTGAAGCAGTAACAACATTATTGTCTACAGATAGATCACCGGAACCGATAGCAACAGTACCTTGCTCGTATGTAGTGCCTGTGTTATCTGTAGAGGTAGCTGTACTATCTTTCAAACGATAGTGGGCAATAGTACCGCCGTTAGTCATAGCACCAGACCATGTACCGTTCTTACCAATCGCGCCGGAAGAAGCTGCAGTAGCCCAATCAGAAGGTAGTGTAATAATACCAAGGAAAGAACCAGTATCCACAGCTGCACAGTTAGCAGGAGGAGCACCAGTACGAAAGATTAGTTTAGGAGTTGTACCAATAGTTGATTCATACTGACCAATCATATTGTTACGTAAAGTTGTGTTTAATTGAGTTGTCATTTTTTATTCCTTAATAGAGTAGGCACTCAGCCTTACGTCTTAATACAAGACCTTTTAAAATCTTACCTGAAGCACGGATCCATCGCATTAGTTCTTCCTTAGAACCAATCCAATCCTCTGCATTAATCTTTCGTCTTAGTGTTGAGGTTTGTAACCTGCCAGTACCAAGGTTGTAAGTAAAGTCAACTAATGCATTTATAATACTCTCATTAGTCAAATTAGGGCATAACCTAATAACCGCCGCAAGACACCTACTAAGCTCATGCTCAAGACACATCTCTGCATACTCTTCAGTAACAGGTGAATCTTGCATTGTTACTTTACGACCATCAGGGTAGAATGTCGTACCGTAACCAATAGTAGGGACACCTGCAGGACATAGGTAGGGTTTAGAGGAGAAACCTTCAAAGTATTTACATAGTGTTACTGCAGGTGATAGGTCCATTACTTATCTACCTTTCCATCCAACTTAGCTTCAATCCTGCGAAGGATATCCATAAGCATATCTTTAACGTCCTTAAAATCATCCTTACGTACATAATGATCGTTCAGTTGCTCCTTAAGCTTAACGAGGTCATTCTTAAGTTCCTTAACCATACCATATAGCTCCCTTGCCATCCAACCTAATACTGCAAAACCAGCTGCAACACCTAACTTAAAAACTTCAATTGATAAGAATTCCATTATAAACCTCTCTTAGATAGTGTCCGATCTAAGAACCAGTAATTCAATGTACCACTAACAAGACCAACAAAGTCAGGTGTCATCACAAGTTTGAATACTGCTTCAATACCGATGCCTGCAGTAAATGCAGTGAATATATGCATGAATGCCCAGATACCTAAAATAAGGTATGTAATGATAGGGCGTACAGAAGCTGATAGTGAAGCTACCCAACCCGGGCCAGCAGCCTTAACCATCTCTGTCTGCTGGTTAATAACTGCATTTAATGCATCGAATGCACCTGCATCTACAATCGCCCCGTGATTAGCTGAGATTTCTTGTAACTTAATATCACCACGCGTCTTCTCGAGATCCACCTGTCGTTCAAACATTTGTAGCTCATGAAGACGTTCATTCTTTTTATCGAAGAATTTTAGTACTTCTGGGAACATACGGAAGATACCACCAAAGAGTGTACCTAGAAGACCTCCACCAAATAATTCTATCATAGTACCTCCTTAAGTTATGCCCGTTCCACTAACAAACCATTCTGTACTTCCTACTTTTTCGTATAGAGCTTCACCATACGCAGCTAAGGTTCTTGATCCAGTATTGGTTGCTGAACCAGTAAGGTAGCAAGCATCAGTTAGTACTGCAATTGTTACAGCAAAGGCTGACCTATTAATAAATCTAAATTTAGTACCTACACTATATGGTACCGTTGAGTTAGCAGGAATTTGCCACGTCCTTACGCTTGCATCTGAGTTTGGATGCAAGAAGCTTCGGTTACCATCTGCAAGAGCAAATGTTTTAGCTGCACTGATAGATTCTAACCAAGGTACAAATCCACTGAAGATACCGGCAATGATACCTGTAACCTGAGAACTGAATGTGTTACAGTCAAAATCATTATACTTATATGTAGCACCGCCACTAACTTCATAATGTGCTGTTTTAGTTACATTAGTAGCATCATAGTGGTTGTTACCCCTAAACATGCAGTTAGTGTATGTTCCGTTATCAAGTAAAACATCAGTATCAATAGTGGTAGCTGTAGCAATATTGAATGGCATTCCGAAGCTATTACCTTGAACTTCGAGACCCTCCATACGTGTAGCTCCAGCTGATCCTTGGAAATGCACACACGCTCTAACTAACGTACTAGCTTGTGTTCGGAACTGGTTATCATTAACACGAACCTTAGCAGTATTATGTGTAGAGGTAGCAATAGTACGTACGTGGGTAATCTTCCTTGTAGCAGAAAACGGTGATCCTGAAGTGGGTGAAAAGTCGTTATCGCTGATAGATACATCAACAGGTTGTGTATTTAGTACACCAACAAACTCTTTATCAATAATGTGGTCAGCCCTAATCCAGCAACCATTGATCTTTGCAGATGTAACAAAGGTGTGCATTTGAGCGGTGCCGGGAGAACCCTTAACCTTCATACCGTACAGTTCAAAACCTTCATCTCTTGCTGAGAGTACATTACCTGTACCTAAGCCAGCTTCAAGTCTACCAGTAGCACTTGTAACACCGTTAGTACCACAAGTATTAACATCACCATCATACACAATGGTATTCTCGGTATCATAGGAGTGGATACCCCAACCTAAACAGCCAGTAATTAAGGGGTTATAAATACGGCAATTTTGTGTTAAGTGGAAATAGATACCGTGCCCGCAGTTCTCAATACTAGTGTTCTTGATCTCAACACCAAGACCATCTACACAGATAATAGCACAGGCATCAATAGCAGTAAGGTCAATAATGGCCTGCGCCAGTGTAGCAGTATTATCTCTCACATCTAATCCTTTGAAATTACGAATATATAATCTCTCAAAAGTAGACTGTGCAGGTGTAAAACTACCAGAGCCAATAGCTGGATCAATGAGATTAATAGCATGACCATTACCACTAGCACCTGTAAGACCATTACCTACTATCTGTAAATCTGACATGTAGATAAAACCAGTGTAGCTTCCAACATTCTTAAATGTGGATGCACCAATAACACCTGAACTAATAATAGACTGTAGTCGGCCTGCACCTTTAATAGTATGCCCATTGCGCAGAGTAAGTGGAGAAGTTACTTTGTATGTTCCAGGTGGAATATAGATATGAAGGCCAGCTGCAAGAGCTAGAGAGATAGCTGCAGTATCATCTGTAACACCATCTCCTACTGCTAAGTAAGGGTATTCCTTGATATTAATAAATACATTACTGATCGTACCATAGAACTGTGTGATACCAGCTGAGTTAAAGGTTATAATATCCTGCGTAGTCGCACCGATATTACCCCTAGCTAGCTTACCACTTCCATCTACATTCGTTTGTAGTACAAAATTCTGGGATGCTGTGGCAGAATCACCAAGCTGTACTGCATTAACTTTTAATGTTCCTGCCATAAGTCCTCCTTAAACTACTGTCCAAACAGCACCTGAAGGTACTGTAACTACTACACCGCCATCTAAAGTAATTGGCCCTGCCGACATAGCATTTTTACCAGCGGTTAATGTATAGTTAGTTGTTACTAACTGTGCATTCTCATAGAACACATCGTCGGATGCCCCACCAGTTGGCATGATACCGGCAAGAAGATTAGCAGCATCTGCAGCAGCTTGAGCAGCTGAAGCAAGATATGCTAAGATATCATTACCATAATTAGCAGTTGATCCTTGGTTAGCCTCGTATTGGCCGCCACTAGCAATACTTCCTGTAGAGCCTGCTTGAGTTGTATATCCCATAGTATCTCCTTAAGAAGCAGTTGTTACAGCAGTCCAACCAGTAGAACCGTCTGTATTAACGTACATACGGTCATTAGTAGTAGTACCATCACTGCGCATATATAGTGATCCTTTAGCTGCAGATAATGTAGGAGCACTTGAACCAAAGAATACGCCGAAGTTAGCAGTACTACTTACTTTCAAACCGGCACCAGTAGTACCACCTGCTGGGATAGCAGTAGACATATTAGCTGTGATAGAACCTTCAAAGCGATTGATTAAGCTAGAGCCTGCTTGATACACACCATACTGGTTAGTACCAGCACTATGAGAGTCAATTAGTAGACCAATACCATTAGTTACAGTAGCACCCCCAGCGTTTGATACTACAGAGTGTAATCCAACAAGATTACTAATAGTACCTGCCGCTGCTGTACTGGCAATACCTTGCACACCGATCGCCTTACCAGTAGCAACTGTTACTGCACCTAGCAGGTTAAACTGACCTTGTACACCAATAACGTCACCTGTACCAGCATAACCTGTGTTAGGTAATGCCTGACCAAAAGAACCAATCTTAGATACAGCACCAGAAGTGTTGCTAGGGATAATACGACCATACATACCATATTCGGTTGATCCGGTAACAGATGTAGTATAGCTTGAGAACAACTTTGTAGTGGACAATGGAGCAGCACCAATACCTACACTACCAGAACTCCAAATAGTATTACCAGCAATATCGAATTGGTTAGAAGCATTCTGTGTGATCTCTACATTAGGCCACTTGATACGACCACTGTTACCAGTACCACCTAGTAAAATAGCAGCGGCATTACTGGCAATAGTAATTGGTTGGATGTATACACCATATCCGTTAGTAATAGCACCTGCACCTACAGGACTGTTAACAACAAGACCATACCAATTAGTGATAGTTACATTAGCCCCAACTGCAGGAGACGATGCTTGGAAGTTATGTGCAAGACGAACTACGTAAGAACCAGTTGTTGGTGCATTAAAATAAAGCTCGCCTACAACAGCCTTCTGGTTACCAATGATTTCTTGAGTATTACCTGCCTCAACAGTTACTGCACCTACTACTGCAAAGTAGTCCCAGCCAAGGGTAGGTTCATCTGCGGTAGTCCTTGTATTACGTACTACGTATGATAAACCACGGATCTCTTGCTGTACATTAGTGTAGTACTCATCACCACGGATACCTACGCAGGAATCAATACCTAAAGGTCCATTACCAATAGCTAAGTGACCTGTGATTAAACCTTTACGGAAGTAACCATTAGTAGGTACCGCACCGCCACCTAAAGGTGGTTCATGAGTTACATTTACTGTGGGAGTAGCGTATAGGATATGTAGGTTAGATACTGCCTTAGAGTATGCACTTGCAAATACTGAATGATCAGTATCAAACACTAGTTTATCTAACTTAGCGTCTAGTGTAGTTTCAACAACGTTAGAACCTGTTGGTGTAAATACAATACCATCTTGTGTGAATTCAAAACTATCTACCCCACCTACCTGTAGTTTAGAGTTAGCACTATCAACTGAAACAATAGAAGTTGTCATATTATCTCCTTAAATCAAACCATTGGCGTTAAAGTGTATCTGCACATTACCACCTTTAGCACGACGATACTTCTCTTCATTGTTCAGTGAAGTGATATTATCATAAAAACGTTTCTCGTATCTCTTTTCCATTACATCATCAAAAAGGTATCCACCAAGATTATATAAAGCACCCCAAATAAGTAGACGTTCATTCTGGTCACGTAACCAGTTACTGATCTCTTTACCTGTGAAATAGTGTGTAGTAACTGGTGTACCATATGTTGTAGCTTCACCTAATGTAGAAAAGCAAGCTTCTATAACTCCATTAGAAGAAGTGTATAATGGTGTATCAGTGGAAGTACCTACATCAAGGTATGGTTGAGAAGCATCAGCTGTACCAACTACATAGTTAATAGGGATGACACTATACAAACCATCCAGAGCAGGAAATCTACGATAGTATCCAATCTCGATAATTGTACCTACAGGTAGCTGGGGGCGAATGAATATCTTGTTCTCTTGCCACATCCAGTTGTAGGCAGAGTAGTTCTCAAAGTACATATCAAAGAAACCACGGCTATCGGTAATTTCATTAAATACGCGATTAGTAGTTGCTCCTTGGGAATCGCTAACCTTAGTACGAATGTATCGGAACTCAGTAAGATCCTCTGGAATATTAAATGAAGTATAAGCAGCGTTATACATTGAGTTAACTGTGTTACCATCACCAATATTATCTGCTGTCTCTACTGTGTATTCTACAGTAGTTTCAAATGGTGGTAGCCTTAGCACACGGTAACATTCATCGGCAGAGTAACCTAGACAAGACTCAATAACACTGTCCGGAATAGTAGCTGCTTCAGGTTTGTTCGACCATGCTCGGACCTTAGAAACTAGGTCATTAAATCTAGGTGTTGCCATAATATCTCCTAAGCTGATTTCACGTTACTTGTGAGTAAGTGGGGATACTCTGTGATAACGATATTTTTAAATCTACGCATAATAGCTGGATCTTTCATAGACTCTGGATCGTGAATATTGATATGATACTTAGTAAGGATATCAATAGATACAATGTCTGGAATAATAGCAAAAGACCTGTATTGCCGCTTAGTAGGTAAGTGCTCATCTTTTAAACGACTATTCGCGGCATACTCTTTATACGCTTCTACATCTTGATGGAGTAGAAAATTTGTTTCATCAACCTGCACATTAAAACTATGTGGGTTGTCATCTTGTGATTTGAACATCCTTGTGTCTCTTTCTCTTAAGGGATCTTATTAGAAGCAATAGTCCTAAAACCAGCTGCATCTGTAAGTTCACCATACTCATATAGTACGTTAGCACCATTATAAGCAGTAACTGTATCATTGAAAAATGTAAGTACTGTCGCTACAGGTTTAGAATAGCCGCATGCTGTGATTAGCAGCATCTGCGATAAATTACCAACCTTAGTAGGGGCAGCAAATACAATGTTATATACGTTGGCATCAGAGATAATCTCAGAAACACCACTCGTTTGTGTAATCTTTAAGCCCTTCATTATTTCTCCATAATAAAATAAGGAGAGGATTTCTCCTCCCCTTATTGTTGATTACGCGCCGGTTAGACCTGTGATAGCGCCAGAACCCTTGGGGTTACGGCACTCAAGGGTAACCTCTTGGATGATCTGACCGATGATAGAATCACCGAGTTGACCTAGATCTACTTCCTGTAGAGGACGTAGGCTAGCAACAGACCACCATGAAGGATCATAGACCATTGCAGTCCAGTTGGCTGCACCTTGAGCTACGTTGGTCAGAGTAGGAGCAATACCCATAATGTAGTTGGGAACTACCATGATATCACCGAAGTCTGACATGTAGATCTCAACTGACTGACGTAGTTTACCGTCAGTGTCAACGTTACGACGAACGTTACCATCACCTGGATTAGAGGTTGTGGAACCGCCTAGCTGTGCCTTAGCAGAGAACACACGACGATTTGCTGGTGAGAGCATTAGTCGAGTAGCTTTACCACCTTGCTCGTAGACAGCTTGCATAACCTGATCCACATGGGAAAGGGTTAGTGAGCTACCAACAGAAGCAGCTGAGTAGGTACCAGAGACACCACCACCAGCGTTAGTTGGTTGTACATAAGTACCAGAAGCCTTAGCATCTAGGAAGGTACCTGAGGCAGAAGTTGGGACGTTAACCCATGAGAAGTAACCGCCCATTGTACGAGTACCAGCACCATTGGAGTTCTGATAGCTAACAAGATCGTACTCGACGTCACGCATTAGCTCAGTACCACGCTTCTTAAGTTGATAAGCGTATTCATCAGCAACACCAGCCTGATCGACAGCGCGCTTAGTACCAGTAACGGTAACAGTCTTACTATTGATCTGGGTATAGTTAGCCAGACGAGTACGATAGATTTCAGCAACTTGAGCTGCGCTAACAGTGCTGTATGAAGCACCTTCAGCTTGAGCACCAGCAGCGGGAGTTGCTAGCTCGTCGGTTTGCCACTCGTGTAGAACAGCAGTAGCTTTAGTCTTACCGATAGAACTCATGAAAGGAGTTTCATCGCGTGAGATCATTGAAATGAAGTTCGCTAGGTCTTCTTTTTCACCTGCGTTTACAGCATTACCTGTAGCAGAGGCAGAGCGGGAAGCGGCTTTAGGACCGCCAGTTTGGAATGTTACACCAGCCATTTTATATTTTCCTTAAAATTATAGTTGTAGTTTTCGGCTAATTGAAGAGATACTCTTTAGGAAGTCTTGCTGGGTAGTTGCATCAGCTTGTCCTGATAGTACTTTCGTACGTAGTGAAGCATCAGCAACTTTCTTCTTAGTCTCCTGAGTAGCACCCTTCTTTAGAGGTACCGACTTAGAAGGAGGAAGAGCCTTACGCTTTACTTCACCGGATTCTTTTGCAGTCTTCAGCTTACGATAATCATTAATAAACTTAACTACCGCAGGATCATAGATCGCATTTAGTAGCACCTCGGAAATACCTTCTTTGATAGCAAACTTTCGTACGCTATCTGCTACCTTGTCACTGTAGTCAGGGATGAATGTCTTAATACTCGTATTGTAGTCGGCCAACAGCTTCTTTGTAGTAGCTGCTTGATCTTCTACTAGCTTATCCTTAATACCCTTCAGCGTAGCTTCACGCTTATTACGTACCTTCCAGTACTCTTCTTGCACAGCCTCACGCTGCTCCTTTAGCTCACGAGCATTGTAAGTGTCGCCATCCTCACGCGCCTTATCGATATCAGCGGTAAGTTTCTGGTATTGCTGTACGTAGGAAGACTCTTGGGCTGTCCAATCTTGATTGATTGCAGCACCAATAGTGATTAGTTCCTGTAGTTTCGTAGTGCGTTCTACCTCGATTTGCTTCTTCAATTCACCAAGTTCGCGCCCCTTCTGAGATAGATGCTGGTCAGTGGCGAAACCCTTTCGGATCTCATCAAGAGTTTTATACTCTGTTTTACCGTCTTTATAAACTATCTTTTGGTCTGGGCAGTCAATATCGCTTTGAATCTTTACAGTATCGGCTGGCAATGATTCCTTAAGGGTTATTTACGCTTACAAAAATACGGAAGAGTTTAAGAAGTTAACTGAGATTAAAATAGTAGATAAAATTGTTTTTAAAGTGCCTAAATGGTGTTATTATTGTATTGGTATTATCATTGTGCTGATTGGTTGGATAACTCGTAAAATATGGCTTAAATTCATTAAGTTTCCGATATAGAGGTTTGTTTTAGTTGGTTAATAGTTTAGGTTGGTTGAATGAGAAAGGCTGCAAGATTTTTGCAGCCTTTACTTTTATACGTTGCTCTGAGTTTACGAACCTTAGT